GCCTGAGCTTGATATTTCAAATGCTGCATTTGACCATGCGTTATTGTCATACACCTTTAGTTGTGAATTAGTAAGGTTGTAATACAATGCGCCATCATTTATCGAGCCTGTCGGGTCAGAACTTTGTGCGCCATACCACGTGTTTGCAAAAGTGATGGTTGCACTAACATTCGTTGCCACTGTATTAATAGCAGTGTTTGCAGAAGCAACAGTTGTTATATCTGTAAGTGATGATGCAACCGCTGTGACATCTGCCATATTGGTTGATACATTCGTAATAGGGGAGATGTTAAGTGCAACAGAACTAATAGCACTAGCATTTGTAGCAGCTGTGCTAACGTCAGAACGTATAGTAAAGACTTGTGTGATCTCCGCACTTTGTGATGCAACTTGTGTGATATCAGCTGACTGACTTAATATCTGGGTCATATCAGATGTAACACCTAAAACGCCTGTCATATCAGCAGTCAAAGTTTGTACGTTTACGATATCAGCTGATAGGGCAGCAACATTTGTGACATCAGCACTTAATGCAGCAACTTGTGAAATATCCGCAGTACCGATGCCAGCAACCGTGGAAATGTCTGCTGTGTTCAAACCACCAATAACAGAAAGTGCAGTCGATAAATTTCCTAGACTTGCGATCTCAGCTGTTGATTCTAAAACATTGGATATGTCACTACTCATGGCAGCAACCGTGCTAACATCACTTGCTATCGTTCCAACTGCGCTAATGTTCGCAACCATTCCGGCAGAACCCAACGCAGTCAACTCCGCAGTTTTGTCTGACAATGCAGTTAATTCTGCACTCAGTCCACCTAAAGCAGTTATCTCCGCTGTAAGTTCTGCAATGGCATCAATTTCTATTTGCGCTGCTGCGCCCACAGCTTCACCAGCACTATTAAAACCTAAGTATTTATTAGCCCTGTCTGCCACTCTTGGCAACGTCATATTCAGTCCAGTCGGGTCAGTCTCAGGTGCTTGCAAAGCACGCTCAACACCTTCTGCATTTTGCTGTGCAAAGATTGTCAAACTATCTAACTCATTATTTAGAGTGTTGGCAAATAGGTCGCCTCCAGTCGTGAAATCAGAAGTTCGCTCGATAGTTCTGTTACCCACGATACTGACCTGTGCAGCACCAACAGCTGTGGCATTTAACTGAACAAGGCCAGTTCCGTTTGGATTAATGCTGACTGAATAATCAGTGGTTATCGTCTTCAGGGTGTCATCTACAAATACAGCAATGTCATCCTGGTCTAATATCTCAAAGGTAAAAGAGAACACAGTTTGGCCGGTCGCACCAAACACTTGCCTTCTCGATACATTACTAATAGGTACTGTCATTTTGCATACGCTCCTTTTGATAATTTTACAATATCAAAACTGGTTAAGAAACCTTCCTTTTATTGCTTTTTCATTATTTAATTTGTTAATTTTTTCTAATAAATCAGGGTACAACCCAGGGTTATTGTCATTTCCCACCATTTTCATTCGTGCTTGTTCCAAAAATTGATTATGTATTGTGGATAAATGGTTCTGTTTTTGGTCATAATTTAGTGCCTGAAAAAATGGCTGTGTTATCGTATAGCCAAAAAATGCTCTAGGATTCATGCCATTTATTTCGATTGCGTTATATAGTTTTATATAATCGTGATATTGATTAGCTGTTAATTCAACACCTTGTATGCGAGGGGAGGGCATATTTATAGGCGAACTCAGAGCAGCAAAATAGTCATCAACATAAGAATAATTTTCTTTTGATACTCTCGTTGGTAACAATATTTCTGTGAACCAGCCGTTGCCAGCCATCTCTTCCTGACCCCACAAATTTAACCTAGGCGGTAAATCATCATTAAACCAGGGTATTCGATTGCGATAATTAGCATACGCTTCATACCAACCTTTTATCCCTAATGGCAAGTCTTTCCCAGTTTGTTTCGTGTTTTTTATTGTAGGGTCTGTATATCTTTCTATAGAAGCAATTAAAGAGTTAAGTGCGCCAGCTGGTGAACCACCAATTGCAACAGACCCAAATTGTTTTATTAGACCATTTATTCTGTCTTGCAAAGTTTCATATTTATCACCGCTAATGACATCACTGATATCTTTCCAACCTTGCAACATTGGTTGTTCACTCATGTACTGATAGACTCCATATCCAGCACCCAAAAACATCGATTCAATATCATAATCAACTCCAGCAACATTGACTGTAAAAGCAGAACTTGTGTCATGCCATTTTGCATATTCAGCATAATCAGAAGCCATTGCAATCATTGCGCCTACAGGTTCTAATCCGGCATAACTTATATACACTTTGCCTTTTAAATCACCTTTTCCGATTGAAACCGCAAACCCTTTATCTATAAGTTTTTTGATAGCATTAGAGTTGCTTTTATCTGTGGCATCATAATCATAAACAATGGAATATGGTTGCCAGCCCATTCTTTTTAATGCTTCTTGGTTCGCTTTTCTAGTCGGGCCTCTGCCTGTTAATTTTCCTTCTGCGCTATAAGAAGCTAATGTGACTATAGCAAGTGTGCCTAAAGACATTTTTGCTAAAGCTAAATCCCTTCTTGCTCCGCCATATTTAAAGTCATCTCGAAATCTACTTGTCAAAGGTGCAAATGGAGTTCTTTCGATAGTTGCTAAACCAATATTTGTTGGAACTCTAAAAAAAGGAACAATGGTTTTTACTATTGGATTTCTAAATATATTTTCCATTTTCCCAAAAATACCAGGCACTTTATTTACAAAAATTGTGTACTCTGCCTCATCTGTTGCAGCTTTGTTTACCTCGTCAGGGGGGTCATTAAATATGTCTTGCACTGTTTCGTCCATAATTTTTATGGCATCTTCATCAGACAATCCTCTTGCTAACGCATTTCTGTATGCTTTTTTTCCTTCTCTAATAGACAAACGATTCAAAGCGAGTTTGTAATATGTAGAGCGAAAAAACTCATCCTCTGTAAGTAACGCTCTGCCTGGCACTTGAACAACTGTGCTATATAAATCAATACCTTTTGCTAAAAAAGTTTTTTCAGAAGTGTCTAACCCAAATCTGTCTGCCAGACTTTTAATATTGTCACCAATATTAGGGTTGCCCATTAATTCTAATTTTGTATTTATAGTTGGAGCATTACCACTCTTAAATGTTTTTGCGCTTTGTCTGCCACCAAACAACACTGCATCTTTAAGCGCAAAAAAATCGCCAACAAATTCTTCAAACTCAATTGTTTCTTCAAAGGAGTTTGGATTATATAACGTGCTTGTTTCATCAACTTTAATTATCGGAGTTTTTGAAAATTGAGAACGCATACCTTTAGGCAAAACTTTTCCATAAACAGCAGCCAGTAATCTTTCTGGCGTTTGATATGCTCCGAACAAAGTTGCACTTAATATGTTTTTAGCGTGTGTTGCTGGGCCAGATAACAAGATGGCTAGTAACTGTTTTATCAAGCATTTTATTTTTTGCTGCTTGATTATTCAAAGTAATGTAATGATCTGCCAAACTTTGCAAAGAATTTGCTCCACCAGTTTCTTCTAAAGTTCTTCTTATCGCATCCACATTGCTTGCATCTCTGGGTACACGCATAATTGCTAATGCTCTAGCAGTATTTGTTTGTATTCCCTTTACACCCTTGCTAATCAATCCATGTAATGTCATCTGCTGTCTAAGCTGTAATTGTTCCATATCTGTTGCGTTACCATTAGCAACTTTTTTCATTAATACATCAATTTCTTTTGCAGATGCTTCTAACAATTGCATTGCTTTATATACTTCAACTGCGTTGCCGGATAATTTAGGGTCTTGTGCAATGACATCATTTATAAATTTTTCATCTATACCAGATACTTGTGCCTGTTCTTTTATTTGTGCGTTGCTTATTTTTTGTGACTTAATATTAAAATGATCTACAAAACCACCAATAATGCCGTTGATGTTTTCGTTTTCTATACCTAGATTACCTTCCGAAATAACATCAAAATTAAATTCTTGTTTTGGTGTACCGCCTGGTTTTCCTGATACATTGCCTTCATCAATTCGTTGTTTGATTGCTTCCTGAACATTTTCTGTAGTTGTTTCTGTAGAAGCTGGGATAACATTAACACCTGGCTTAACTTCTTTAATTTTTAATTCATCATCCTTTGTTTTTTGCATAGGAGATTGAATAATGGCATCAGGATTGTTTTTTTGATCTTCTAGTTTTGTTTTCCTAGCTTTTTTTGCGGATTCTAATATTGCTTTTGAAGCTCCTTTTAACAAGCCAGCAACCTGTGTGCCATCGTCTAGGTTCAACTCCATGTTTTCAGGAGCTTGTATTAATTCATTCTCTGCCATCATTATCCTCACTCATTCCGACAGCAGCTGCACCGACTGCTACCGCTGGTGTTGCACCTTCAAACATTGATTGCCCTTTAGTAACTTTATCTTTTACTTGTGGGGTTATCTTAATTGTAAATAAACCTTTTTTTAATAAAACATATTTACTGTCATTTTTGTATTTGTATAAATTATCAAAAAAAGTATTTGGTATTTTGTTTTTTGTTTGTAACTGTTCTAGTTTTCCTTTTCCAATACTTGTTTCATTTTCATCTAATCCTAAATCGTTCCTTCTTGTATATGTAATTGCATTTTTATCTATTTTCTTTAAAACTTTTTCAGCATTTTTAGGAACAATATAATCGTAATATGTAATCAAACCTTCATTGTTCCATCTTTCATATTGAACATCCCCAGGACTAAACGAAACATAATCATATCCGTCGTCAACTGCTTTTGATAACAAACGCTTAATTGCTAATTGTGTCCACTTGTCTGTGCTTGTTACAAATGGACTACGTTCTACTAGATAAGGAGATAGTTTTAATTGTAAAGCACGATGATCTCTAGCTAATTTTTCTAAATAAATTAAATCAGGAAGTGCATCTGATTGCAAACTTCTTAAACCATCTACAACTCTTCCTTTTAAGTTGCCTCTCTTTTCTTGTACTTGTTCATTATTTTTGAAAACTTTATTTTCTGCAACTGCATCTAAAAAATCGTTAAAGATGCTACTATTGGTGAATTCGTTCTCAACATTTTTCATAATTGGAGCATCATCTGGTACATCTGGATTTCGTTTTTTTATACCTTCTTTTAGTTCTTTTATTCTAAAATCTACAAAAGGAGTTTTTGTTCCATCATTTTGTAAAATTGTGTATTCGTTAAATGTGTTTCTTAATTTGTTTCGACTTATTGTTAATTTATCTTTAAGAATTTTCTCTTCTTTTTTTTCTGGTTTAAAACCTTTGTCTCTTCCTTTTTGCCCCCAATCAGACTGTAGTTCTTCTACATATAAAACTTTGTCTCCGTTATAATCTCTATCTGTTGTGCGTATATGGAACAAGTTATTTTTATCATCAGAAAAATGTACACCTTCTGTAAATTTAACCTCGTCATCATCTAATTGAAAACGTAACTCCTGATAATTTTTCCCATCAGGTTCAATATAATCTGACCAGCGTGTTTGACCACCTGATATAAAACCACCATCTGCAAAAGATATAACGTCAACAATTCCTCTTGCTTGCACTATTGCTTCGTCTAAACTATAAATTTCTTGTAAATCACCAGACTCATCTCTTCGCATATCAAATCGTTTTCTACCGCTAGAAGTAGCAAAAGCATTGTTATAAGCACCTTCTCCGACTGTTTCTGCTTCCGTTTCAAAAATTTGATAACCTATACTATCATTTCCAATAATAGTGTAACCAGTTTTAGAATCTACATATTTCATAACTGGGTCGGTATAATATTCTTCTTCTGCCATTTTGACAGCTGTATCATAATCAAGCGTTGTTCCATATACTTCGTTTTGACTTGTTTGAACTTCATCCATTAACTCACTAGCACGTTCGTCCATAGCGTTATCACCATACACTTCTTCTGGGGTAAGTTCTACACCCTCGCCAAACTCCATGTTACCTTCAGATTTTCCTGTTGCTACTACTTCACGCAACTTAATTCTATTATCGTTAATATGTTTTACAATATCTTCTTTGGTTACTTTCTTTTCTTTAAATACATCTTCCAATCCTAGCCAATCCATCTCTTCTTGTTTGACTCCAGACTTTACAAGCATCTGTTTAAATTGTTGTCCTGTGCCTTTTTCTTGTTTTAACTTTTGTGTCTCCTCTAATGCTTTGCTGTAAAAACCAAAGTCGTCTGTCGTTCTTTCAACAGCTGGTTTTGTACCATCGCCACCACCCATACGAATAGCACCGACAGGACGTAACACTTCTTTGTTTTGATCTACAACCTGACCAGCTTTTTTTAAACCAGCACTTGCACCTTTTGCTAGTGGGCGAGCAACAGCAGCAGCATCAACCCCCAAAACAGCCGCATCAAAAAAACTTTGTTTTCTATTTCTTTTTAATCTAGGTATTCGATCACCCATAGGAGTTATTTCAAAAGGCATATTCCCATAAGCAATATTTTCTATTTCTTCTGGTGCTTCACCAACTAACAAATCGCCAACTCCCATATCACCAAAAAGCGGAACAAAATCTGGAATAGTAACTCTGTTTGCAACTGCTCGAACTTCTTTGACAAAATCTGCAACAGAATTGATTGCTTCATTTCTAGGTATTGCAGAAATACGATCACTATTTTCAGCAAGGATTCCTAAACGCTGCTTTTCCATCATTGCTTCTGTTTCATTAGCAGAATTAAACTCAATTCTTTTTGACATATATTTTTTATCGTATTCGTTCATTGTTAATCTTTTTTAATAAGAATATTTGCAAGTTCTTTAATGCCATTTATGTTTGTTTGTATGTCTGGAACAAAATCTGTTTTTGGGGTAAAGCTATCTTGTTTTTGTCTTTGTGTTAATTCTCTAGGAATTTGTTTTTTCTTAATTTCGCCACCTTCATACAAATCGTCATAAACTTTGTTTAAAAATTTAAGTTCATCAAAAGTTTGATTTTTATCAATACTGGTTTTTCTTTCATCTTCTATAATTTCTTCTAACAAACGTCTTGCTTTTTCTTTTCGCAAACTCTGTGGGCCACTAATTATGCTGTAATAAGGGCCAGCTTCTACTCCAACAATCCGATGTTTTTTTGCTGTTATTTTTTTGTCTCTATCGCTTGAAAATGTTTTTACCAAACTTCCTACTTGCGATACATCTGCCCCCACTGACAATGCCAGTTCTTGCAATTGTGTTACATCTTGTATTTGATTGTTTACAATTTTCTGCTCTAAGTTGAAAATATCAACTATATTTGCACCTTTGTTTTTAAAGAATGTATTTATTTGATTTGGTTTAATGTATGGTTCATCAAACGTATTTTTTAAATTTTGAATTTGTTCAGAGATTCGATCTTGTTCTGAAACATTACCTTCAGCTTTTGTAAATTGAATTGCTAAATTGCTAAATTGAGCAGACAATTTTATATTGTCTTCTTTTCTTGTTAATTCTCTAGCATTGTTTACATTTGTAAGATTGCTCAAATATGTATTAACTAATTCAACTCTTTCTTTGTCATTTAACTGTAAATACAATTGACTATATCCTGGGCCTAAATTACCAGTTGTAAGATTAGTAACAGTTTCTGCAAAGTTTTGATTGTTTTTAGAATTTACAAAATTTAATATTGATCTAACTTTAGCTTTTCTAACAATTGCATCTGCTTGTTTAATTGCTTCATCAAAAGTTTCTGGATTAAATGTAATTACTTGATTTTTTAAAGAGTTAAATTCTTTTTCCATTAAAGTCGAAAAAAAACTTTCAACTTCCCCTTTATCATTTACACTGGTTATAAACTTTTGTGGGTCATCTAAATCAGATAAAAGTAAATTAATTTTTGCTTCAAAATGATCAATTGCACGACTAGCATTAATTTTATCTAATGTTTTTTGTCTTTCTATTTCATTAGATAAAGCAGTTTTATACATCGTATTGCCTAGAGTTGCTATTGATGCTCTAAATTGCAATGCAACATTAGCATCCATTTTTCCTACAGCTGTATAAGCATCAGTTAAACTATTTGCTTTAACTAAAACCTGTTGAGAAGTTATCTTTCCGCTGTTTAAATCCGGCAACATTGCTAACATTTCTTTTTCTGCTTCATACTCAAACCTTGCGCTTAATTCATTAGCACGTATTTTGTTGAGTATTTTTCCCCGAATTGTAAGCGGACTACCTTTTAGGTCAGATACATCGCCTGTTCTAGCTGCTTCTAATTGCTCTAGTGTTATTGGATTTTCCGCTGCATATTTCATTGCACGATCTTGCGCAATGTCTGTTGTAATAGGGTCTAGCATTTTTGCTAGTTTTGCCTGTACTGTTCCTTGTGTTTCGGAATACTCTGCCATTTGCTGAATACCAACACGTTTTACTTGCGACATACTTGTTATGCCACCGCCAGATACAGAAGGCGATGCAAGACTAAAATTTTGTTTTGGAAGTTTTGGTAGTTGTGCCATTACAGTTTCTTCGCTAAATCAGTTAATGGCTGAAATGCAGAATCAGCTTTTGTTAAAAAATTAATACCTGTATTTACTAACTGAGCATTTGCAATAAGGCCACCTGATTTCTTTGTAAATTTAGCAGCTGTACGCAATTCATTTGCTTGTGTTTTAGCAGCATACTTGTCATATAAACCTTGTCTAATTCCTTGCAGATACATTGTCGCAGCATCTTCAAAACCAAACACTCTAGCAGTCAAAGCGTTATAATCACTAATACTTAAATCAAACATTGCATCTCTTGTATTTAAGTTTTGCAAATCATACGCACTACCACTGCCAATAGAGATACCACTAGCTGCTGCTCTGGCACGAATCGCTGCATTTGTAGCACGCATATTGCGTAACAATTGATTGCCTTGCATTTGATAATTTCTCGCTTGCATCTTAGCTGCTATCAATCTGCGACCAGCTTGTATAGTTGCAGTACGTTCTGTTTGTTCTGCTCGCACATCGGCAAGTGCTAATGTATCAATAGCTTGTAATTCATACAAACCAGCCTGATATATACCGGCAGCTTTTTGTTGACCAGCTGCTTTAATACCACTTGATAGTTGTGCAAAGGGTGCATAAGCACCAGCAACATCACTAACTCCACCAGCTATTGTTCCGACCGTATCAAAAATATCTTTTAGTGCCATTACGTTCCTTGATTAACTGCTACTTTGTATTCCAAACCTAGAAGCGTTAACTTCAAAGGTTTTTCTTGTGTAATCGTGATTTGTGCTTCCCTTGAATAACCTAGTATTCCATCGATTCTTTTTACACCTGTAAAAGAGGGAACTGGGTCATCAAGGATTGCACTATCAAAACTACGAAAAGGTACTAGTTGATCATTGATTTTTAAATGTTGACTGTCATTTACAATTGCATTGACTTGCAATATTCTTTTCTTAAATCCAGTACGTGTTCCTGTATTTAGTTTTAACTCTACCGGCATTGTTTTAATTACTGGCGTAAAATTTAATCCAACCTGGTATGTACTTGCAGCTGTACGATCAAATGTAATCGAACCACCGCTAACAACTTCATCGCCTAGCGGAACACCATCTGCAATAACTGAAACAGTTGCTGCTGTGTGCGGTAAAGAACTTACAGTATTTGCAGTTGCACCATCGAACGTGCAATCTAAAAATGTGTCGTTATCAAATTCTTCTATAAAATATTTATTTGCTCCAGCAAACGTGCGTTCAGTTGCAACGTAGATATCAGTAACATCTACTTGTACATCTAAATATTTTCCAGTAGTAGTTGTGTACTCGCTTGGAGCAACAACATTTTGAGAACGCATAATACTAAATACACCCATGCTGCCATCGGTATCATTGACACATAACAACAAATCGCCTTCATCAGTGCTGGTTGCTCTACGCAACGCAATACGCTTTGGTGCTTTTAACAAATGCCCAGACAACAAACTAATTTTTGATGTGATATATGTCAACTGTGAATCACTAAACAAAAACTCATTTAGTGCTTTACCTTGTCGTTGGACAAACACAGTTCCTGATTCTAAGGAAACTACTTTTGTACCAGGTCGTGTTCCATGCCTACTTACATTTTTAAATACAAGCGACAAAGGTGTAATAGGGTTCGTGCCAGACTGTGGCACAAAATGCTCTCCACCTGTTGTAAAGATTTGCAAGTCACGACCAGACATAATATCGACAATACTATTAAAAGAGTTGGTATCTAGTGTGGCCTGTACCGCATCATCATCTAATAATTCTGTTGGCTTAAAGTCAAAAAACAATCCAACCTTAGAACCAAATACTGTTGATGGCCTAGATTTTGTACCACCAAAATACAATCTTCCTTCATGGAAAACTGCGCTTTTTGGATAGCCACGACTACCCGACCATACATCTTCATAACCTTCCTCCAACTCCCAGCTATTTGCAGCAATAGTGCTTGTATCAAAAAACGGAAACTCTGTTACTGCTTTTACTTCTTGTGCCGACACAAACTGCAAAACTCTGGCTCTGCCTTGGGGTTCAGCATTGATATATTGATTAACGTGACTACTAGCGAAAGCTGATGCAGAAGCAGTTATGGAGATGTTTCCGCTTACAATTGAAGGGGTAATATCAGCTGTTGGATTGCTAGTAGTCAACGAGTATGCGTGCAGTGGTATAGAGTCAAATGCGATTGTTGATATTGTCCAGGTTGAATCACTACCACCACGTACTAATTTTTGTGGTGCTAGGTCAGGATGAACAATAATCATTGTATCTGCTGATTGTACAAAGTTTAGTTCATTGAGCATTCCCCCGGTTATAGAGGTACTTAAAAAGTTATTACCAGAACCATTAATGTTTGTAATCTGTTGTCCGTTTTTGATGACATACATTTGTGTTGCAACAAAAACCAATATATAAGAATCGTCCACACTAAATTCAAAATTAAACAAACGCACTCCATTAGCTGCAGACTCTGTGCCTGTGTTTGGCAACTCCATTACGTGCTTTGTGCCTGGCCTTCTTTTTAATCCACCTTGCGGTTGAATGACAACATTAGTCGCTTCTTCCAAAGCATTTTCATATTGCTGAATATCAACCCTCGCACGTAGTAATGGGTCAAGTGAACCAGTTGTA